TAGGTCTTCAGGTCCTCACCGCTTGTATTCGTCGCCTTCCCTACCTCGATCATCGTCTTTTCGAGTGACAGCGAGCTATCCGCCAGTTTCTTGACGCCATAGCCGATCGCGACCGGGGTGATGATCGGGGCGAGCGCTCGACCGACACCAGCAAGGATAGTCCCCTGAGCCGCCATTGAGCGGTTGACCGCCTTCGCCTGATGATCAAGACCTCTCATCTTCCCGGCAATCCGGTTGAAGATGTTACCCGTCTTGTCGGCAGCCGTAATGACGGCTTGGGCTACCATGCTGCGAGAGGCCATTACAGACGCTTTCGAATGGGATGCTTGGGGTTGTCCAGGGCCTCAAGAGCGCTGGAATGCCAGTAGATGATTTGCGAAATTGTCAGGTTGCCGACGGAGGCTGCGTCCCATCCGAGGGCGAGGACGAGATCGCGGGCTCTGGGTTCGATGGAGCCTCGCGAAAAAAACCGAGGATCGCCCCCACGACCGCTTTGGTATCTTTGACATTCAACTGACCGAGCAACAGTCCGTTGAAGGGCGCTTGCACAAGCCGCTCCGCATATCCTTGAACCACCTCATAGTTGATGTTCCGGATATACACGCCCCCGGCCATAAGACCCTCAGCCTCAGGCTCCCCTAAAGCCATGATGTCATTGAACACGGGCTCGCGAAAGGCGACTTTGTTCAAGACGCTTTCATGCCCTGTATATGATTGGCTAAGTTCCACGGTTTTCATGGCAGTCTTCCGTCTATCGACTCTGGGATGGAATTATGTCTCAATCCGCCTCGCGCCGGTCGCTATATCGGCTCTGCTGCTGGGCTTAAGGGGGAATTGAATGAAGATTACGAGAGGTTTGGCCATTATTCTGGCCGCAATTGTCGCGTCACCAGCTAGTGCCGCATGGTTTTACAAAGAGGGTGAGGACCCACTCAATGATGACAAGTACGCATATATCGCGGAAGGCGAGAAGGGCGGCGGGTACAACCCTTTTTTGATCGGTGTGAAGTGCTGGGAAGGTAAGCCTGACAGCACGACTCTGCTCATCCTAACGCCTGCTCCCTACGATCAGTCTGCCGAGTACAAGGAGGAAGTCGAGGTCATCCTTCGTGTCGATAAGGGTGACAAGCAGACCATCAACATGGGGCTCGGTGAGCTATCCGGCAAAGTAGTTCTCTCTATCCGTCAGGATGATAACGCCAGCATCCTGCCCCTGGTGCGTGCTATAGGCAGCGCCAAACAACAGATTGTGGTTGGCATCAATAATCAGGTTCGCACGTTCTCAGTTACTGGGAGCGGCAAGGCCGTCGATAAACTCATGAAGACCTGCCGCTTGGATGCAACGAGTTAGATATGTCTAGTGAAGGGCGCTCCTTAGAGCGCCCTTTGGGTTTCAGATCCGAATGCGGCCTAACTACGCTGCATAGACAAGTTTGAATGTCGCCTGCGCGGCATTCTCAGACAGATGCGCCCTGATAAGCGCCCGGCCCTCTTCCTTCAGCCAGCGATGCACGATATCGACTGAATAGACGTAAGCGCGGGCGGAGTTGCCAAGTTCCTGCTGCCTCGGGACGATGTTGTTTCGCTCGCAGTACTTGCGGAGCCGGGAAGCCGTCTTCTGGACGAGGCCGCGCCGCCCCTTCTGGGGCACCTTCTCCATGTCGAGAACTTGGCCGGCGGTCATAGTGTCGATCACAAGAGCGTGCCGACGGCTGGCCAATTCCGATTGGATCATTTCGGGCAGGACGGCGGCAATCTCATTGTGAATGACGCCTTTGGTGATCCCACCGATCGCACGGCGCACCTCCGTGCTGAGATCAGTGACAACTCCATCGCCCTCCCTGCGCATAGCGAGTTCAAGCTCTTGCCAGCGGTCGATGATCTTGGCTCTCATCTGGGTGCTATATCCCGATACGAGGATTAAGCACTCTCGCTGAGGCAGATTATAGCAGCTTTGTTCTCTGCCATACCCATCCAGGTACATCGATCCAAATTTGGATCGATCTTCTCCCAGATCCTTCAACATCTTATCAATGTCACGGAGGACATGCGGGTGCTTCTTGCCAGTCAGCCCGGCAATTTCCAGGCTCGACATGGTGACTCCAATTGTCGTGAGGTTCATGCTACGCATACCTGTGTCTGGAGGCCCCGCTAAGGCGCTCCTGGCCTAGACAGGCGGTGGGATGCGAGGACCGGCCAAAGTTCAACGCATCCCACTCGCCACGGCTGTTAGCGGCAGCCGTTCCCCCGTCGGGGATTTCGAATCAATCGATAGTCTCATGCTCCAATTGTTCTCGAACGCATTCCAAGGGCTTTTGCACAGACCTGTCCCCATAATCCGCACAACTTCCGCAATTCACAGGCGGAACGACTTGGACTTGTTTAGCTCACCCCTCCAGGGGTGCAGGACAGGAGGCGGAACTGCATTTATGTGCGGCCGCTAAACCGCCTGATAGCTGTCGGTGGCGATGCTGATGCCAGACACCTCACCCGTGGCGGTATTGATCGCTGCGCCATCGCCGACGAAGCTGGCGCGGGTGAACAGGTGCGTCTTGAATGCACCGGTCTTATCCGTCTCCACGAACGTGACGTTGATTTCCTGAAGGAGCATGGCCTCGTCCCACTTCAAGCCGATGCCGCGGTCAAACGACAGTTCGAGCGTGGCAAGCCTCGGTTGAATGGTCCGGTATGCCGTGCCGTCCATGTTGGCATTGGCTTCGATGCCAGCCCGGCTGGGATTGATCGTGGCCTCACCACGCCCTGAATAGACGCGGCCGTTGATTTCGATGTTAAAGCGACCGCCCTTGGTATCCATGGCGCGTGTCTCCTGATGCTGGATGCTGAAGAAGGGCGGCGCTTACTGAAGCGCCGCAATCTGATCGTTGAGTTCCGGGAAGATCGTGATGTTCCCAGCAAAGACACGCAGCTGGTTGGCCACGTCGAAGGGGATGTAGGCGTTGACCCGGTTCGGATCGGCAGAGCGCTCCACGATCAGGTACTGCGCGAAGAGGTCCGGCTTTTCGGCCAGCCCTGCCTCGTAGAGTTCCCGGTAGGCATGAATGATGGTCGCCCGGATCTGAGGAGGCGTCGTGACGCCCTGCATGCTGCGCGGGTTGTCATCCTTCAGCACATGGCGCGGGTAAGTCGAGGCAATGCGGTTCTTGAAGTAGCGGGCAGCATAAGCCGCGATATAGGTCGTTTCCACATCCAGGAAGGTGATGTCAGCCTGTCCCCAGGCATTGGTCTGGTAGGTGGTCACCACGCGATCCAAGGCGGCCTGCCCATCGGCACGAAACGTGACGGCCGAGATGCCATTGCGGTAGAGGCTGTCCCGGTCTGCCATCTTCCACTGATCGGAGACGTTCTTCGGACCTCGCAGGCCCTGAAGGACGAGGGTCTGGAGCGGGCGTGCGATCTCGACGGCTTCGCTGATGGAGCGTCCCAGGTTCTTCGAGAAGCCGACGGCAGCCGTCAGAGCGGCTACCCAGGCCCACGGCGCTTGCGGGTAGTTATTCAGGCCGAGGATCGAGACGTGCGGGTCGTTGCGGCCGGCACCGAGCGTCGTCTGAGCCGAGAGGTTGCCGTTGTTCGCCGTGAAGTAGTGTCCATAGAGACCGACCGTCGGCGACCAGCGCCCAGCACCGCTGTCGGAGAGGAACGCGCGAACCGCATTGAGCTGCGTTACGGAGGCATACGGGGCGCCGATATGATCGAAGGGCTGATCGCCGAGTGAGGCCAGAGCGGTTGCCAAGTCGACATCGCCAGTACCGCCCGACATGGCCGTAACCGTGACGGTCAGGCCGGCCGGATCGACCTCGTTCCCGTCGAGCCCTGCCTCGATGCGGATGGCGTTGCCCTCGGTGCCGACATGCCGTGCTGTTAGGGAGACGGTTCCTGTGGCCACAGCGGTGGTGACCGGCGCCAGATGAACGCGGTTGTACTTCGTGAAGCCTTTGTCGAAGGCAGCCTTGAGTGCAGCGGCCACAGTTGCCGCGGTATCGCCTACCGCCACGCCGACAGCATACCGTTCGCCCGCAATGTAGCGTACCAGTGTGCCGGCTGCCGTTGCGGTGCCGGAAACTGCAATCGAGCCTGCTGCTGGACTGCCCGCAGGATCGGACACAGGCAACGCCCAGATCTCGCCGGTCGGATTATGCCAGCGTGCGATGATCGCCATCTCTGCCAACATGGAGCCCGCACCGAAGAGAGTGACAGGATCGGCAGCCCCGAGGTTTACCGGGATGCCGACCTGGGCAGAGCCTCCCGCGAGCTTGCGCCCGATCAGGAGCGTCCGGGACGTGCCAGAGTACGGGGGCACGCCCGCGTTGATCTCGAAGTAAGTGCCGGGGACGCGGATGTCGCCGGGCATGGCATTAAAGGCTACGGCCATTTCAGGCTTCCCTTGATGAAACGGCCGCGCGTGTCGGCCTGGTGGAAATTACAGATCGGTGTTGCCGGAGCTCGGCTCGGGATCGGCAGTCGGCTGGGCGTCGACGGAAGGGCGGTCGTCGGACTTCTCGGACTCGACCCGCTGCGCCGGTGCCACCTCCTGTACCTCTGCCTTCTTCCGCGCACGCTTCGGCTTGACCTCATCTGCTGCCACTGCCTCGGCTTCCGTCACGGTGATATCGCCGCGATCGAGGAAACCGGCCCAATACGGGGACCAGTCGACCTCCAGGCCTTCCCACGGCAGATCTCTGCCGCGTTCCGGATCGGGGATTGAGGCGCCCTTGCGAGCAGGCTTGATGAACTTGCGCTCAGACATGGTTCACTCCTGTGAGATCGTGACATCCACGCCGACGAACGGCGCATGGGGTTCGCCCTCTGCGGGCTCGGGGAGAGGGTTCGATGGATCGGGCAGCATCGTGAGATCTGCGCCCTCGAAGAACTCAACGCCTACCGGGGGAAGCGCATCGGCGATCATCTGGCAGACCAGAGCGCCGGAGCTGTCCGCCGGCAGGAGTTCGCAGATGGTGCGGAGTGGATCGGGCAGGTTCGCGAAGGGGCCTGTGGGAGTGTCTCTGATGTCCCGCTGATCCTCGCCCTTCAGTTCGGCCGAGAGCGTCACGACCCTGACGGCGAGCCGAAGGCCGTTCTCGTTGTCTGGAAATCGGGAGGATTTGTATTTGGCAATCCGCCTCGTCACCTTTCGCGTGAGTGCCGGCCCCTCGCCTACCGTGAGGACCTCGACCGCACGATGCTCGATCAGATCCAACGCGGCTTCGAGCTCACGATCCGTTTCCGGCCTGTCGATGGTCGGAGCCTCATCATCACCCCCGAGCGCTACCATCGCGATCTCGAGCATGAGGTCGCAGGTCTGATCGAAGGGCACTCCACCGTTCTGCCTGTCGAAGGCCTCTCCGTCGTCATCTTCCGTCGTGATGGTGATGATCGGGCGGAAGTCCTTGCTGGTCGGCGGATCCATGGCCGAGTCGTAAATTCGGCCAGCGCACAAAGCGCCAATGACCGGATCGGC